AAGAGGAAGAAGAAGGAGAAGAGGAAGAGGAAGAAGAAGTGGACGAGGAAGAGGAAGAGGAAGAGGACGAGGAGGAAGAAGAAGTGGACGAGGAAGAGGACGAGGAGGAAGAAGAAGTGGACGAGGAGGAGGAGGAAGAAGAAGAATTAGAATTAAATGAAGAAGATATTGAAATGGAATTGGGATTTATTACCAAAAATAACTTGGAAATATCCCAAACAAAAAACAAGAAATTTTATGTGACTTGTTATACAGATGAAGAAGGCAATGTATATAAAATTGAAGAAGAAGAAGAAGTAGGTGATATATTAGGTGAAATAAAAAATGGTATTTTTTTCGTAGTGTAATATAAATGATATTGGAAAGCTTGTGTCCTCCAGCATTAATTTATTTAATTTTTACAGTTACACAAATAGGAATCGATGTCGTAAAAGGTTATTTTAATACAGCATTAATGAAAGTATGGCAAACTGTAATATTTACAATATTATTACAATTTTTATGTAATTCCGGTTTAGGAATAATATCGTGGATAATAGTTTTTATTCCATTTATGTTGATGACTGTAATTACTATAATGTTGTTAACAGTATTTGGATTAGACCCAAAAAGTGGTAAAGTACAGATATACGACCAACCACCATTAATATCAAATGAAAAAAGAACTCATTCGCAAGGTTATACACATACTCATAAACCAGGAGAATCGGACAATGCTGTAACACCAGACCCACCAAGAGTAACAAGTGATTTACAAACAAAAGAAACAGAAGACGAAGAAGTAAGACAAGATGAAAAAGATTATGATAAAGCAATGATACAACATGATGGTAAAGGCAAAGATTACAGTTTTAGATGGTTTTCAAGATTATATTCTGGCGAAAATAAATTTGGACGTAGAAGAGAATATGTGAAAATAGCTAGAAATATATTGATGGATATGGGTAAAATGGATATGGCAGCAGCATTTGCTAATCAAGCAGAATCTTGTATAAATAGAACAAGCAATGATGATTTTGAAAATTGTTTGAAAATATTATGCATCGATGTTGCTGACCAATTGGGGGGTGAAAAGAAAAAAGAATTTGTTGATAGATTAAAAAGTAGAAATATAATTTAAAAATAATATATTGTATTAAATACATAATGTATTATTATTTAGCATTAGCAGTTATAGGGTATTATGGATATAACAAATACAAACCAAAGGTAGATATGTTAATAATTGAAGGGACATTTCAATTGGTGAAATTATATCATACAATAAAAGACTATTATGGTATAAATACGGAAGAAGAAAATGAAGAAAAAGAAAGGAAATACCTGTATATAAAAGATGGTGAGAAACAAGATATGAATGAAAAAGATTCACCAAAAAAAGAAGAATTGGATTTTATAGCAATAAAAGATGAAGATAGAATAAAAATAGTTTCAGCGACAACACCGATATTTACATTAAAGAATATTAATATAGAAAAACCGAATAAAATATTTTTACAAGTAATATATTCACCGGAAGAAGGCGATGAAATAGATATAAATCATAACTTAAAGTCATTTTATGTTGTAGAAAATAAAATATTAAGCTATAATTTTTTAAAATGGTTTATGAATATATTTCATAATTATAAATTAGAAAACAAAAATTATAAAATAAAAATAATGGATAAAAATGTTAGAATGTTTGAATTAAAATCAAATGAAATGATTTATTTAAAAGAAGATGATAATTACGATATAATATAAAAAAATAATATAAAAAAAAACTATTAATATTATTTATAATGGAGGGACATCATTGCACAAAAACAGAACAACATAATTTAAGTGATAAATGGGTTCTGTGGGCGCATTTACCACACGATACTGATTGGTCTTTAAAAAGTTACATAAAAATAATGGAACTTTCTACGATGGAAGAAATAATATCTTTAACAAATGCGATACCAGATAAAATGATTAAAAATTGTATGTTATTTTTAATGAGAAAAGATATTAATCCAACGTGGGAAGACGAAAAAAATTGTAAAGGTGGATGTTTTTCTTTTAAAGTAATGAATAAACAAGTAAGCGATGTATGGAATAATTGTATGTATGCATTGACAGGAGAAAGTATATCAAAAGAAAAGAATTTTATAGAAAAAGTAAACGGTATGACAATATCACCAAAAAAAACATTTTGTATATTGAAAATATGGATGAGAGATTTAGAAAATCAAAATCCGAAAGCAATAATTCCAATAGATGGACTAGCTTTACATGGATGCTTATTTAAGAAACATAACCCAAATTTTTAATAACTTCATATAATAATATGCAGTTATTTAGAATATTATTATTTTTGTTATTCATATTTTCAAATATTTATGCAACACTACAAGGTTATATTCCAGAGTTGAATAATGGACCAAATGATTGTTGCTCACATTCGGCCGAATGGGATGACCCATTTACATTAATGTGTCAAACTTGCGCATATGATGTTTTGGGAAAAGGCGATACTGGTATAACTTATAAATGGTATGATAATAATGTTGTGCAATACGAAATTACTTGTTCGGAGACTTCAAGATATTCAGTTAATTGTCATGGAGAACATCCAAATGATCAAAATGCAGGACAACCTTCTTATCAGGCATTTTGTAATGATGATTGTCTTTTATCTGACGCGCAACCTTTTATTGATTTATGTATTAATTCACTTCCGCCAAAGAATAGTCTAGAAAAATCAAAAAATAGAGAATTTCAAATTCTCTCGTGGAACTCAGGGTGTGAGAAAAAAAAACATACTCTTGTAGATTGTGAAGCAGCTTGTGATTCTCCACAAGGATGTTGTGGTACCACATGTGCTAGCAATGCGTGTAGTGGTGGCGGATGTTGTGCCGCAAGCAAAAGTATCTGTAAAAAAGCTTGTAATCTTTATTTCTCACCGGGAGAATACAATATAATTGATATTAATGTTACAAATTATATAAATGAAACACGATGGATAGATACTATAAAATATACTCAATATCAAATTAAAGAGCCTGGAACAAATAGCTGTCCTATAGGATTTTCACAAATTAAAAATGTCTGTGAATGTAAAACCGCTCAGGAAGAAGTCGCTTCAGATAAAAGTTTTCAAGGTATACCACATCCGGAACATCCCGTATCCGGTTGTTATTATGATACCCTTCATAATCGTGTTTATATGCCTCCTGATACACACGGAATAGGCCATAATCATATGACTCCCATTTGTAAAGCTACTCGTGAAAATAAAATAAATTGGATTAACCAAACCAGGTGGATTAACCAAACCAGGTGGATTAATACTACACGGTGGATTAATACTACACGGTGGATTAACCAAACCAGGTGGATTAATACTACACGGTGGATTAATACTACACGATGGATTAATACTACACGATGGATTAATAAAACAAATATTATTGATAAAATAAATTGGATTGACCAAACCAGATGGAATAATAAAACACGATGGATATATAAAACACGGTGGATATATGAAAAAAAAAGAAATGAATCTACAGCAATAGTTAAAAATGAAAATAAAGAAAATAGAACAAACATTAAATGGGATTTTAATAATATTTTGGTATTAGGGGGTCTATCTTTTGGCGGGTTGTTAGTTTTAAGTATCCTATTTTATATATCTTGGAGATGTTGGTTAAGAGATAAAATAGAAGACCTTATCATTGATTATTGTTTTTGTGGTTACGGAGAACAAGTTATGGAACTTTTAGAAATTATAGGGTGTATAAAAGATGGATGGGAAAAAAGACGGGAAAAAAAAGAATTGGAACCATATTTACTTGGTTTAAGCGACAAAGAAAGAGAAGTCGTTATTGGACAAGTTCAAAAGAATAAAGCCAGATTAATTGCGGCAACCGATTTAGTATGGGAAGACATGTGTGAAAATGCTATAAGACCGCGCGATACATATCATAAAAATTTATTAGAAAGTTCGATATATAAAAAAAATGATAAGGAGGCAGAGTTACAAGAGATTCGTGAAAATATTAAATTAGAAATAAAACCAGGAACACCAAGAAGAAGGAGAGTTATGGAAATTTAAAGTGGTGTTACTTTTGAAAGGGTTCCTATTTTATACTGATTATCGAATGGGTTAATAACAATAATATGTCGGTCTGTATAATTTTTTTTTACAGGGACAATTTTTTGAATAGATTTTCTAAAACAACGACAATTGAAATGTTTTGCCATACATCCCCATTGATTACAGCAATGGAAATTAATTTTATTACATAATCTTGTGAAACATCTAATTATATATACAGGACGACAACTTGACGGGGTCTGCAACCCGCGATGCCAAGAACAATCAATGCGAATATCACAACAACAACATCCGACGTTCAAAATATTAGGTCTTCCGTCGGGAAATATACATTTATATACAGCTTCGATGAATTCACACAAAATAACGAGTACTCTAGTAACAATCAAACAAGCAAGCGCCATTAATACAAGTCCCACCAAACCCATAAAGACTAATACGAATATATTTGCCATTGTAAATTTATTTATAACATATTATATAATAATTAAATATAATCAATTTATATATGGAAATTATAGATGATTTTGCTAGATTTTATCCAGCGGCTACTCTAATATACGCGTTAATAATAAATGATATTTACTTGTTTATCTTTATGGTATTATCAAACTCGGTGAATGGAGTATTAAAATATAAAATAGCCAAACCAATAATGGGAGATAAAAATTATCCAATATTAGGAAAAGGGACAAGACCAAAGGGAGCGGCTAATTGTGGAATATGGAAAGATCCACCAGGACATAAAACGAAATCATATGGAATGCCTTCAGGACATTCACAAGAAGCGTGGGGGTTTGCTACATATATGATATTAAAAAACTTGTCATACGGATATGCTTTATATGATATAAGAAATATTATATTATCAGGTTTAGCTGTATTTATAATGTATAGTAGAGTATATTTAAATTGTCATACAGTTCAACAAGTTATCATAGGAGGATTATTTGGAATATTGTTTGGTTCAATAGGTTTCAATATGAAAACACCAATAGTAAGTTATTTGACAAAAGTATTTAAATTTTAAAAATCATTAAATATAATGGATTTATTTAATGATTGCGATGAATTAGAATATATAGATATTGTTGGAACGAAACAATCGGCAATTATAGCTATAGTTTATTTTGGATTGATACAAATTATAAAAATAATAATAGAGGAATACATAAAAGAAACATATGAATGAATTACCAAACGAGCTGATAATACATATTTTTTCATTTACAAAATCTAAACTACATTTAACAAATAAATATAATTATGATATAATAGAAAAAAAAAGAAAGAGTTTTTTAGAAAATCCAATAATAGTATATTATAGATTAGTAAAATGGAGTTATTCACCAAGAACACCAATGATAGTAAATTTAAGTAACAGTATTAAACAATATAGACCAAGAATGAGAGTGGGAGAAATACAAAAATCAAAAATACATAAAATACCATTGGGATTTGTAAGAAAAGATTTGACAATATACCCTTCAAAGTTATTAGAATTATGTTTAATAAAACCAAAACCAGTTAGACCTAGGAATACAATATACATGATTACCAGAATGCCAATGTATAATATATATAGCATATGGATAAAACCAGAAGATTATTCAAGAGCAAAATTATATGAAAGACTTTATCCTTGTTTTAAAACATATAAGTATGTTATACCAAATAAATATATTAACTAATATCAATGAGTGTAAAAAGTAAAGCATTAATGGCTTGTGATATGGCAAATAGTATTGGAATGACATTATTATCATTAATATTATTTTTAGAAAAAGTAAAAAGGCATGATTTGTATATAGTTTTATATTTAATAATAGGAATAACTATTTACAGCACGGGAAGAATAATGAAAAAATCAATAATGGTAGAAATATACCACTATATGCTTGCAGTGATATTTGGATTAATACCAATTATATCAAAAAATAAAGAATTACTGAATTGGCATTTATTATTTATAATATTTACTTTAGCAAGCAGGAAAGTATTTAATGGTTGTATAGTAAGAAAAGGAGAACGAAAAGATGCGATTACACAAAATAGTTTTACAAAAATGTTTAATTGGGATATAATATTTCCATTATTAGGAGTAGCAAGTATGGTAAAATTATATATTTATCATTGAAGTTAAATTGAATTAAAAATAAATTTTTTTTAATTTAATTATAATGGAAGATTATTCCAAAGGTAAAATTTACAAGATTATTAGCGACCATTGCGAGTTGCCTTATATTGGATCTACTATTGACTCTCTTGAAGATAGACTTGATGAACATCAAAGATGGTATAAAAAATGGATTAATAATGGGAAAAAAAGAACATCTGGCGAATACTGTTCTTCGGCTGGAATATTACAATATGATGATGCTAGAATAGAACTTGTAAAAAATTATCCTTGTAATTCAAAAAAAGAATTGCGAGAATATGAAGGTACATTTCAGCAAATCGGCGTTAATTGTGTTAATATAAAGAAAGCTGGAAGATCGTTTTCAGACTGGCATAAAAATGTATATTATCCTGAAAATAAAGAAAAATTTGCAAAAAAACAAAAAATATATCGCGCAACACCTGAAGCACAAAAAACATACGCATATTTAAAAGAAAAATCAATTTGTAAATATTGTGGCGAGGAATTATTATTAACTTGTAAATCTAAAATAAATAGACACGAAAAATCAAAAAAATGTAAAAAAGCGAGAAACAATAATACGCTCACATAGAAGGTAATGGAGCTAAGCACAGCTTAATCTCCCCAAGGCTTGCAACAGCGTATCTGACTATCAAAGGTAGGTCATTTTCTAAATACATCTCTATGCTGTTACAAAGGTTTGTACACTTGATGAAGTACCCTAGGTTCTTCAAGCTAAATTCTCCTTGAATAACCTTTGTATTATCGGGTTTTTGGGTGAATTCCATATTGCCGTCGCATTCGGAACGGGTGATTTTGGCGACAGCCCAAGAACCGGAGCATTCGAAGATGAGTTCTTCACCGACGGATTTAATTTCAAGTCGTTCGGAAATATTAGATAAATCGCGAATGATTTTTTGGAAATCACTTGAAGGAAGATTAATAATAGAAGAGAAAGTGACATCGGGTAGTTCAAGTTCTTCTTCATCAGGTTCAATTAATTTTAATTTTTGTTCTTTACATTGTTTAATATCTCCGTTTTCAAATTTTAATCCAAGATGGTCGACAATACCATCAGTATATTCTGTTTCATCAATTTCAATAGTTAAAGTGTCGTCATTATCAATTGAATTAATAAGTTTGAAAAGGTGGAACATATTTACACCTATAATAATTTTATCATATTTGCAATAATAATGTTCGAACTTATTGGCATCTAAGAATAAATGAGCTAAGATAGTATGAGATTTATCCATATTAATAATTCTAATACCATCTTTTTTGAAAGTAATATTAGTTTCGAGTAATATATCTTTTAAAGCAGTCATAAGTGTTCTAAATGGTGCTATTTGTACGGTTTTTAGTATCAAAACTTTACCTTTATTTGTACTATCTGCAACTGATGTCATATAATCAAGATTATGAATTAGTATTTAACTAGTTATTTTAATTATTATTTAAAATTATATAAAACAGAAGAATAATATATATATAATATGAGTATTTCCGAAGGAAAATGTATTTACGCTTTGAGAACAATATTAACCAATAATAATGGTGATGTAAAAGGCATTGAATTAATTTATAATTATTTAACAGAACAACTGACAAAAGAAATAAATGATTATAAAGAAGAAAAAATAACAAAAATGGAAAAAATGTTGAAAAGAAATGAATATATAGATGATTTTTTAAATGATAAAGATATAAAGTATTATTCATTTTATAATAACTCATTAAATACGGAAGTATTTATAAAATATGATGGTAGTTCGTATGAATATGCAAAACGAGATGACATATATCATAAAATAATTCAAGATTTGAATCCGCCTTCAATATTGAGTAATATGAAAAGAGAAATAGCAGACGAAATAATAAATTGTATAGGGGGAGAACAAATATTTTTACATTCGTTGCCAGAATCATCAACTATACAAAATTTGATAAACTTTTTTTGTCCTGCTTTTTTTGAAACTAAAGAAGAATTAAAATATTTCTTAACGATATTAGGAGATTGTATGCTTAATAAAAATACAGAATTGGTATTTTATGTTCCGGAATTATCAAGGGAATTTCTAGTAACAATAAACTTATTTTATAAAGATTATTTTGGAAGTGATATAAATTTTTCAATGTTTAAATTTAAATACAGAGGCCATGATTACGAACATAGTATGATTATACCAATAAAAAAAACAATAACAAGTATGACATTTTTGAGCGAATATATAAAGAAAAATATATTTAACTTGTGTGTAGTAGCTTGTCATTATTCAAAAAGATACAAAGACGGTCAAAATTATTTAATGAAGCAAAATAAAAAAATGAAAGATAAAGTATTATATCTTACAAATCGTAATAAAAAAAATATAGTGCACGAATTTTTGAGAACAAAAACAAAGACGATGATGTGTTCGACAATAAGTCAGAATGATATGTATTTTTTATGGAAAATGTTTTGTGATAGTAAGGATATGCCTTTGATAATGTATAAACAGACATTTATAGATCAATTAAAGGAACAATTACCATACAAAAATAATATGTACGAAAATATAACGAGTGAGTATTTAAAACCAGCAATAAATTTTAAAAAATTTTGGGAAGAATCAATACAATTTTATGATATTGATAAAGAAGAAAATATGTTAATAGAAGATGAATATGAAATGAGTGAATTAGGTGAATTGTATAATATATGGTTAAAAGAAGAAGAAAATACAAAATTGAATATTCTAATAACAGAAAAAGATATGAAAGAATTGATATTATATTTTTATCCAAAAATAGAGATAAAAGATAAAGTTATACAAAATATATATTGTAGTTATTGGAATAAACAAGAAGATATACGAGAAGCAATAGATGCTAAATTTGATAAAGAAATAAATGAGAATATATCATTGGTTCAAGCATATTTATCATATGTGTCATATAGTGATAAACATCAAAAAATTAATTGCTGTAGTAAAAAATATTTTGAAAAATATATTAAAAATATTATTCCTACCGATTACATAAAAAATAAATCAATATTAAAAAAGTATTGGGATTAAACTATTTAACGTCTTTTCTTGGTTTTACACTTCTTGTATTTACCTTTTTTAGAACCAGATTTATGTCTGCATCTTTTGCCTTTTTTGCTTTTTCTAGATTTTTTTGCTGTTTTTCCTTTCTTTTTGAAAACACCAAATTTACCTTTTTTAGTAAAATATCCTTTAGCGTGTAGGCGTTTCAAACCGGATTTTTTACCAGTTTTGTGTTTTCTTTTGGAAACAATACGTCCCCATTTGTTCATAAGTAAATCGGATTTTTTCAAACCAGCTCTACCATAACTTGTTTTTTGTGCAGTTCCGTTCCAAACTTGTGCTCTTGAACCAACAAGCATTTTGTATTTTTTACCGCCAACGGTGTATCCACCATTCTGAAATTGAGGTCTATTTACCATTATATATTTGATACAGAAAAAAATAAACGCAAACTGTCTAAATTTGTAATAATAATTATATAATAAAAATATATACTAAAATTATTATATGGAAGAAGATAAAGATTGGACGAAAGCTGAATTAAAAGATTATCATATTTATAGAAAGGGGATTTGGGTATTAAAAGAAGAAGTGCAACAAATACAAACTTTATTAAAAGACGCACAAAGAAGATTAGATAGAGAATTACAAATAGAAGAAAGACAAATGTCTTGGTGGGAATATATTTGGTATTATATTGGGTTACCTAATTTTTAAATAAATTGATTTAATTTAAAAACAATTTATTATATTAACGAATATGATAAAAGATAATGCCAAATTAGCGAAGCAATACCAGTCTATGACTGCGTTAGAACATATATCTAAGAAACCGGATACGTATATAGGTGCGGTGGAACAAGATAGTACAACTACGTGGACTTATGATGATAAAGAAAAGAAGATAGTTTATAAATCATTTAATTGGGTTCCAGGTTTTTATAAATGTTTTGATGAAGCACTTGTAAACGCAAGAGATCATCAAGTAAGAATGTCTTTATCAAAAGAAAAAAATAAAAATCTAGTAAAAAATATTGAAGTAAGTTGTATTGATGGGGCAATAACAGTAATGAACGATGGAAATGGGATAGACATTGCTATTCATCCTAAAGATAAAAAATGGATTCCAGAAATGATATTTATGAATTTAAGAACATCCACTAATTATGATGATGAAGAAAAGAAATTAGTAGGAGGTAAGAATGGATTTGGGATTAAATTAGTGTTTATCTTTGCGGAATGGGGAATTGTTGAGACAGTAGATCATGTGCGAAAGCTAAGATATACGCAACGAGTAGAAAAAAACTTAAGTTTGATACATAAACCAAAAATAGAAAAATATACAGGAAAACCATATACAAAGGTTACTTGGTTTCCAGACTATAAAAGGTTTGGTTTAGATGGAATGACAGATGATATATGGAACCATTTACAAAAACGAGCGTATGATATTGCTGGTGTGACTAATAAATCAATGAAGGTGAAGTTGCAAGATGAAATCATACCAATAAAATCATTTGAACAATATGTTGATATGTATATTGGAGAAAAAGAAGAAGTTAAACGACTTTATCAAAATAATGAACGATGGGAATGTGTTATTGCTTTATCACCATTGGATGAATTTAGTCAAGTATCATTTGTGAATGGTATTAATACTGGTAAAGGTGGAAAGCATGTTGATTATATTGTAAATCAAATATGTAAGAAAATGATTGAATATATAAAAAAGAAAAGGAAAGTAACAGTAAAACATACAACAATAAAAGAACAATTGATAGTATTTGTAAACTGTATGATTGAAAATCCAGCATTTGATAGTCAAACAAAAGATTATATGAATACGCCTGTAAGTAAATTTGGTTCAAAATTTGAAATTACAGATAAAACCATAGATAAACTTGCTAAAATGGGAGTAATGGATGCTGCTATATCATTAAACGAAGTAAAAGAAAACAAGGCGGCTAGAAAGACAGATGGTAGAAAAAGTAGAGTAATTAAAGGAATTCCAAAACTGATAGATGCGAATAAAGCGGGTGGTCCGGATAGTCATAAATGTTCTTTGATATTATGTGAAGGGGATTCGGCAAAGTCGGGTGTAATGTCAGGTCTATCTAAAAAAGACAGAGATTGGTATGGTATATTTCCATTGAAAGGTAAGTTGTTAAATACGTTAGATGCTCACCAAACAAAAATTAATAACAATGCTGAAATAGCAAATATAAAAAAGATAATGGGATTACAATCGGGTAAAACATATAAAAGTAAAAAAGAGATGGAAAATAGTTTAAGATATGGAAAAATTTTAATAATGACAGATCAGGATTTGGATGGTTCTCATATCAAAGCGTTGTGTTTAAACTTCTTTAACTCACAATGGAGAGAATTATTTGAAATGGAAGGGTTCATTGGATATATGAATACGCCAATTATAAAAGCAACTAAGGGTTCTACGGTGGAACAGTTTTATAATGAAAATGCGTATCATGAATGGAAGAAAACCCATAATAAAGGGAAAGGATGGAAGATAAAATATTATAAAGGTCTAGGAACAAGCACAGCGAACGAATTTAAAGAGTATATGGCTAATAAAAAAGTAATATCATTTAATTGTCGTGATGAAGAAGATTTAGATTCGATTGATAAAGTATTTAATAAAACAAGAGCAGATGACCGTAAAGAATGGTTAGGAAAATATGATAAAGATAAAAGATTGGATACAACGAAAAAGAGTGTATTGGTAAGAGAATTTATTGATGGAGAAATGATACATTTTTCAAAATATGATTGTGAAAGGTCTATAGCAAATTTAATGGATGGATTAAAAACAAGTCAGCGCAAGATTATTTATACGTGCTTTAAGAGAAAGTTAGTAAAAGAAGTAAAAGTGGCTCAATTAGCAGGTTCTGTATCTGAAATATCAGAATATCATCACGGTGAAATGTCTTTAGTAGGAGCAATTATAAAATTGGCACAAGAATATGTTGGTTCAAATAATTTGAACCCATTATATCCGGGGGGTCAATTTGGAACGAGATTGGAAGGAGGAAGTGATGCGGCTAGTCCAAGATATATTAGAACGATGTTAAACAAAATAACAAGATGTATATTTCCAGAGGCGGATGATAAAATATTAAATTATTTAGACGAAGACGGCGTATTAGTTGAACCTGAATATTATTTACCGACTATACCAATGATATTGGTAAATGGTGGGAAAGGGATTGGAACTGGATTTAGTTATGAGGTATTACAATATAATGTATTAACAATATGTAAATATTTAAAAAATAGATTAAATGGTGTAAAAGAAGAAGTAGACTGGACGCCGTATTATGAAAATTTCAAAGGAACAATTACAAAAATAGATTCAGGTAAATTTATGGTAAAAGGTAAATATCAAACCTTAAGTCACGATACAATAAAAGTGACAGAATTGCCGATTGGATTGTGGACTACAAATTTTAAAGAACATTTAGAATATTTGATGGATGAAAAAACACCAAAAGGTAAAAAGAAAAAGCCATTGATAAAATCATTTAAAGATGATTGTACCGATTCATTAATAGATTTTACAATAAGATTTCAACCAGGTCAACTTTCAAATCTAGCTACAAAGAAAGTAGATAAATATCAAAATATGTTGGAGAAAACATTGAAATTAACAACAACAAAAGGTACAACAAATATGTATCTATTTGATGAAAAACAACAATTGAAAAAGTATTCAACAGTAGAAGCAATTATAGATAGATATTATCCAGTAAGATTTGAAGGATATGAAAATAGGAAGAAATATCAATTGAAAATATTAGAAAGGAAAATGAATATATTAAATATGAAAGCTAGATTTATCAAAGAGGTAATGGATGGAACGATAGTTTTAGTAAAAAAGAAAAAGAAAGAAGTAATTGAAATATTAAAAAATAAGAATTATAAAATTGTAGATGAAGATAAAGATTATGGATATTTAAGAAGTTTGCCTGTTGATAGTATGGAAGAAGAAAATTGGAAGAAATTATTAAAAGATTTAAAAGATTGTGAGACACAATATATTAAATTGAAAAAGAAGAGTATACAAAAAATGTGGACTGAAGAGTTAGAAGAATTAGAAGAAGAATTTAAGAAGTATCAAAAAGAAAGAGAAAAAAGAGTTTATGGTGTTGAGAATAAAAAATCTAAAACTAAGAAAACCAATAAAAAACCAGTAAAATAAGCCGTATTAAAAAAAAAATACATTTTTTCATCTGGAACTAATTTTTTCTGCCAATGCTTATTCATAACATGATAATATCTTTGATACATAATGTATAAATAAAACATTATATATTTAACTAAAAAAATCCTTTAAAAAATAAAGTATTTGAATGATAAGTAGATTTAGGTCTAGCATGTGGAACTGCTAAAGTGCTGACATCTTTTTTGTATTTAATATAACCTTCGGCTTCGCTAATAATTTGTGGTACAGCATATCCAACAACTAGGTCATTTAAAGATTGTATTTGCTGTGGGATATTAACGGGATTATTGGAAGAATATTGTAAAAACGTGCTTCTCATAATAATTTTTAATGTATCTTCGTCCTGATTTCCAATAACAAATTGTGATTTAGAACCGTGATAAACACCGGCTTTAATAGCATTTTGAATAATTTGAATATTTTCAGCTGAAAAAAATGCGTTGGATAATTTGGTAGTTTCCCAATTTCCATTCATAGCGTTTCTATATGGTGTTGATTGATTTACCATTGGTGGCTGGTCGTATAATTGATATATCTCACCTGTATTAGGACCCATGATATTTATTCTGCCATTACTCATTATATATTTATTAAATATAAAAAAAATCTTTATTTATTTTATATAAGATGGCGCAAAGTTTCCAATCGGGAGTTACCTATGCAGCAATTGTAATTTTTATTATATTTATGGCTTTAGTAGCAATGATGCTGATGAGAGCTAAAGCAGATCAAGTATTTCCTGCTAATGTACCACCATGCCCTGATTATTTTGAAATATTAGATGATGGGTCTTGTAAAAATGTAAAAGGTTTAGGAACAGGAGTATGTACTGATCCAGCAAATTTCTCAGCTAAGAAATATCAAGGAATAGATGGACGTAAGGAAAAATGTAAATGGGCGAAAGGTTGTGGTGTAGAATGGGACGGAATCACAAACGTTCAAGGATTATGTTAAATTAAATTATTATAAATTTAAATAATAATTTAGTATAAATGAATGAATTAAATTACAAATTGTTAGATGAATTACCAAGAGACTTGAAGAGAGAAATTCAAAAATATTTGGTAATAAAACAGATGTATTTAACTTCTAAAAAAAATTGGAAAAAATATATAAAAATAAGGGTTTCATCGATTATAATGTCTGATTTAGGATTAATAAATTATAATACATTTAACACATATATACGATATTTGATAAGAAATAAATTAGATTATCCGTTCAAATATGTAGTAATTGAAGGTAAAATATATTTCAATTATTTCAAGAAATTTATATACAAAGGGAAAAAATGGGTGGATTATAGTTTGTTTTTAAAATGGTATTGTAGAAACCAAAATTCAGGGAAATGTTTGAAAGAATTGTTAAGAATATTCAATTGTTAATATATAAAAGATAATTAAGAATATTATAAAACCATGGATGAACTTAATTTAAATGCTCTGTTAGATAGAGAAGAAATAGAAAAAGAATTTATAAATTCATTAACATATTTTGAAGCAAATAAAACAAATTTATTAACAAGAAGGGGGTGTTATATATATGGTGCTCCAGGTGTAGGGAAAACACATTTTGTTAAAGAGTGTTTAAAAAAATTAAATTATGATATAATAACATTTGATGCGGGTGATATAAGAAATAAATCCATTATAGAAACCATAACAAAACATAACATATCGGATAATAATATAATAAGTTTATTTGCGGGTGAAAAAAAGAAAATAGTAGTTGTAATGGATGAGATAGATGGAATGAATAGTGGAGATAAAGGAGGTATAAATTCATTAATAAAATTGATTCGTCCAAAAAAAACAAAGAAACAAAAGAAAGAACAAATAACAATGATACCAATAATATGTATAGGAAATTATCATATCGATAAAAAAATAAAAGAAATGATGAAAATATGTAATACATTTGAAATAAAAAAACCAACCGCCGAAGAAATAAAAAAAATTATAAATTTACTGATGCCTACAATGGATCCAACATTGTTGTCAAATATAGTAAATTTTATAGAAGGTGATTTGCGTAAATTGAAATCAACATATGAAATATATCAAAATCATCAATCTATATTAAAAAATAAAATTATACAAAATATGTTCCAAAAGAAAAATTATAATGAAGATACAAAGGAAATTACAAAAAAACTCTTAAACAATTTTTATGAAATATCAGAACATTCACTAATTATGAATGAAACAGATAGAACAAGTGTGGCATTGTTATTTCATGAAAATATTATAGATACTTTTAAAGATAAAGATAAGTATAAAATAATTGATTTTTACATAAATGTGCTGAATAATATATGTTTTTCTGATTATATAGATCGGATAACATTTCAAAAACAAATATGGATTTTCAATGAAATGAGTTCATTAATAAAAACATTTTATAACAACTATCTATTTCATAAAAAATATAAAAAAGATAAAAAAATAGTATTTAATCCAACAGAAGTTAGATTTACAAAGGTATTAACAAAATATTCAACAGAATATAATAATAGTTTATTTATTCAACATCTATGTAAACAATTAAATATGGATAAAAAAGATTTATTTTCATATTTTATTTACTTAAAAAATAAATATACATTAGAAGAAATAAATGAATTTTTTGATAATGAAAATTATGAAATAAATAAATTAGACATTGCTAGATTTTATAGATTCATTGATTATATTACTTAAGCAGCATTAGCAAAAGCAGTAAAAGCAGCAACCGTTCTTTCGCCTTCATAATCTTTTACTTTTTTCCCATTATTTAATAACATAATACTAGGAAATCCTTGAATATCTAATGCTTGCATTGCTTTTGGATTTTGGTCTTTTTCAATTTTATTAACAGTGAGACCTGGTTTTTTAAATGTTTTTTGGAATTTATCCCATTCAGGCATCATTTTTTTACAGTGTCCACAATCTTTCCAGTAAAACAAAGTAAATTCTTTACCTTTTCCGGTAAATCCTTCTTGGACGAATAATCCTTGTTCTGCTAATTTCCATTGAACCAAAAGAAATAAATGATATAACCCGTAAATAATAGCAACATACATAACAAATTTTAATATTGTTGGTTGCTTTTCAATAAGTTTTACGACATTTTTTAATGTTTTTGCTAACATTATATTATACATTTATATAAAAATTTATAGCTTCTTTATGTTTTTTGATAAAATTTTGAACGGTTAATTTTGTTTCTCTTACAAATCGTGGATGTGGATTTTTTAATAATGTTCTTTTATCAAATGTATTGTATTGGTGGGCGAATACTAAAATAGTTTTAACAGGGTCTAATTGTACGAAAGGAATAGTATAATTTTTTAAAAAATGTTTTTCTTCTGCCATATCAACATCATCTTCATACGATGTTATATCAAGTAATTTTCTCCTAAAAGCGAATGTTCCAGCAGTTGCGTGTGTTGGTCCATAAGGTCCAAATTGATATATCTTTTTAAGGTCATTAAAATATATGTATACAATGCTACTTCCAGCACATAAAGCTTTTGGATTATTTTGTAATTTTTTAACAGCGTGAGAAATTCTATTTGGAGGATAATAATCATCATCATCCATATAGACTAAAATTTCACCAGATGATTTTTCATGCATTAAATTTCTTTTTCTACCCAATTTTATTTTTTCTTCATATCGGTAATATTTAATATTCAATTCTGTTTCAGAATCTTTTGGTAGTAAATCTTTAATAGGATCAGTACCATCATCAATAATAATCCATTCAAATTTATTTTTTGGATAATCTTGTTTTTCAACATTTTTTACCATTTGCGATATAAAAACACGTCTATTGTAAGTTGGAGTACATAAACTTACAAAAGGAATTTCGCGAGTAATTGGTTTTTTTCTTTTTTTTCCCATTAAATTAAATTATAATTAATCTTTAATTACTAATTATAATTAATCTTTAATTACTAATTATAATTTACTTTCTTTTTTTAGCCATATTTGCTGCTTCTTTAGCTGCCATCATAGCTAATCTACCTTGTGGTGTTGATTTAATTGCTGTTTTGACTGCTTTTTTAGCTAATGAACCTGCTAGTCCGCCAGTTCTTGATTTAGAGGTTCGTTTAAAAGCGGGATTGTGTGTTTCACGTCCGGGACCAATGTCTGCATTTTCTTTTAAGAAACCGAAAATACCAAGCGGTCTTAAGTACCAGAAAATATTATGGAGTGCATCTCTATATATATCTTTTACCGTCGGCTCTGAGCTCTTGGCAGGATATAATAATGAATTTAATTTAGATAATGGTGGTGGTGAAAAATTCCATTCTACTCCATTTTTTCTAATAGGCATAGTCCAAGGAATTACTTTTAATAAAGCAGAAAGAACGAAAAATACAGTTAAGAAACCGGGTAAAACAGCCCATTTCACTTTTTCTGTATTTTTAAATTCTCCATATATCGCGGCCATACAAGCCAAACAAGCAAAAGAGAATATTGGTATATAAAATTTCTGTAATAAATGCTGTATCCAATCGGCGTTTCCACTAGCATGAATGCTTGAAAATGGTCTAATTAATGAAAACCATAGTAAATACAAAGGCATCAATAAATAATAAAATGGAAGACATAACCAAAAATAAATTCCACCAAAGAATAATGTTTTCATATCCATCCAGGGGAAATTATCATATAAATGAGCTGTTTTCCAAAATCCTTTTGCTGCAGTAGTAAAAGGTCCAAACATTAAACCAATACTCAAAGTAGTAAATAAAAGAAATGGTGTCCATATATAAATATTTAAGAATTCTTGAGTATTAAACCACCAACTTTCTTTTTCTTCTGCCACATATTTTGGAGGAACATCATGAACTGAAAAATTTCTAACAACTTCAAATGCTTTATCAGTCCAATCTCTTGCGCCGACCCAAGTGTTAATATTCAATCTACTAAAAATAGAGAGAACTGAATTTGGATAATCTTTATCATACCAATTATATGGAAATCCGTGTCTTTTTTGTGACCACATTGCTTCTTCATAAGCAAGATCATCGGGTCTAGCTCCTAATTTAGTATACGGTGTCTTTGTTCTATCTAAACTAGGTGCCATTCTATCTTCTTTAAAACCTCTTAATAATGATAAGAATGTTGCACTTGTATAAGTTACAAAACCAAAAGCAAAAAAAGTGCCTATAAAAACAACAAGTGGCACCCATGCACGTTGTTTTCCTTTAGGCCCCTTTTTCTTTTTCCCCATACCAGCAAAACCTTCTCTACTAGAAAAACTTTCCTGAGCTCCTCCCTTTTTAATACTTTCTCTATCTGGTTTTTCAGAACCATTTTTCATTTCTTTGCCTATAGGGTCATTATCTGAAACAAACTCATCTTTATTATTTATTTGTTGTTCTTTCATTTTTAAAAATTCTTTATGATCTTTTTCCAAATTAGGTTTTTCAGTATCATTTGACATATAATAAAAACAAATATTATAAAATTGAAAAAATAAAGTATTTTAGGAGCTAAATAAAAATAATTCTGATATATATATGGCACTTTTTAACGAAATAAAAGAAGGTATTTTAAATAATTGGAAAACAATAATGACAGTTATAACTATTATAGCGATTTTATGGGTAATGTCACATGCTTTTGGAGATTTTAAACGATATTATACAGAAAATTATAATGTATCGGAAACATTTGAAGTAGGATGCGATAAAGATTCTACCTTACCACATTTACGACCGGATGCTCTTGGATAAACAAATTTAATCTTTGTTAAATATTAAATTTGTAACATATAAAATATTCATAAATATATATATAATGTCTGATAGTATATTTACAGCACTAAAAGATCAAATAATGTCGTTATGGAGCCAAATATATGTTTTTGTATGTTTAATAAGTTTTTTCTTTGTAGCATATCATTTTGGAAAAGCATTAATGACCTATCATATGACGGGTGAATTTCCAGATACATTTGTTTCAAATAGAGAAAAAATATTTAATGATAATAAATTTCAACAAATTGTATTACCTAAAATGGACGATTATGATGTAGAATTAGCTATTCCGCCTGGTCAACTACTACACAGCACCGTTCAGGGTAATTGGGGATTTGCAACTGATGCTAATGGTGAAGGTGTAGCCGTGGGTGTATATAGAGATGGTTATTCGGCAGATGGTTCTATATTTAAAGGTAAAAGTGGAAAAAGATATAAAAGAATGTTAGAACAAGGACCTTATGTTATTAAATATGAATTTAGAAAAGGAGAAGAAGGACACGATGTTAAAATTTTTATAAATGAGAAAATGGTTCATAATTTACAAAATGAAGGTGTATCATCCGATAAACTTAAAGTATTAGGAACGAATTACGCAAATTACAATGATTTAACAACAACAAAAGCACGTGGAAGAAGAAAATTGGATTATATTAAATTTATACCAAAACAAGCAAATACACAAGAAAATTTTACATCAGCAAGACCATCTCAAAAACAAGAATATTATGCAAATAAAATTAAAATGTACTTAGAAGACATAAAAAATTTAAGACCAGAAAATTTTGATAAAGATGCAATGGTAGAAGAACATGAAATGATTATTAAAGATTTATTTGATAATAAATGGAAAGGATATGATTATGGTGCTAGTTTTACTTATTATTTGATGAATAAAGAAATAGCTTCTGGTATTGAAGCAAGTGAAATTATAGAAAATTATAAACATGATATAGGAAGAACACAAGGTGATCCATATTTCAATAAAAAAATGGACGGAAAACTAGCAAAAGAAATAGCAAATGCTCTTGGATATAAAAAACCAAGAGAATTATCAAAAATGATGGAACACGCTACAGCAAAAATAAAATCTATTACATTTACAACTGAACCAATAAAAGAAGGACAACGTGAAGATAATAATTTCAAAAAAGTATCTGAAAAAGTTCCATATAAAATAGAACCTCAAAAAATGAAAAGAAAACCAAATAAAAGAGTTCCACAAGCCGAAATAGTAAACGCAAATACACAAAAAGATTTATTTTGTCCTAAGAATTGTGTAAAACCAAGTATGATTGATGGAAATTGTGAAAAAGATATTATTCGTATGGTTGTAAATGGAGAAGATAAATTTTACAGAAAATGTGGTTATAGATGTAAAGACCGTTTTGAAAAGGATTATGTTAATTATGACAAGAGTGGTCCTGGAATGCCATATAAAGTAAAAAGAGATGGTTGTAGATATACACAAGCGCATTGTGTATCCAATTGTAATAAAGTATTGGTTGAAGTAGATGAATCTGGTAGAGATTTAAATGCTCTTGCTAATAATTATACTAGAACAACCGAAACAGAAAAATATATGAAATCTAGATTATTTGCTACAAAAGATACAACCGGTTTATTTGGCATGAAAGATAATAGATTAGGTGGTTCAAAAACAGCATATAAAACAGATTACAAACCACAAGATCCAAACCCAAGACAAGGACCAATTAATTATGATGCTATTTGGGATTTCAGTGCTAAATAAGGATCCAATCACTAGGTAAATTCATTTTATAACACACCCATAATGTATAAAAATTACAACCCTTTTTAGGTTGTACTTTTTTACCATCAATTACTTTATAAAATTGTATTTTTTTTGCTGGCATTATAATTTGGAAGTTTCCAAATCTATCTTTTACTCCTTTAAATGTTTTAGTATGCAAATATAATGTTGGTAATAATAAACAAAATGGTTTATCAAGCTCACATAATCTTTCTATTATTCTAGTTTTTATATTTTTCTGTCCTCTTGGTGTATAATAAGGTGGGTTACTACATACCCAATCTCCTTTATTTGATTTCCAGAAATCTTCGCCATCAGCAATTACTTTATATCCAAGAGATTTTATATAATTTGGACTTTCTATATATTCATGATTTCCTGATGTAAAACATTCCCAACAAACTTTATTTTTATCAGGTAAGTAATCTTTCAGCATTTCGATAGCATATTGTGGTGTATAATATTCATCATCGTTGCTTTTAGGTGCTCCTAAGTTTATACTCATTAATTAATAATATAAAAAAAGTTTTATATTATTATATTAATTAATTTTTACAATTTAAGAATGGATATTTTTCATATAATTTAAATATAGCTTGTTCTTTCATTTTTGCTTCTATCATAATGTCAATGGCTTGGTAATATATTTTTGGTATGTTTAATAAATAATCAGGTATAATTTCAATATAATCACTGTGATGTCCACATCTACCAGAACCTTGTTCGCTTACATGAAACTTTGGTTTTATATGTCTTTTATTCCAAGTTTTTAATATATGCGGCATATAAAATGCTGGTTCTTTAAATTTTTCTTCGGGATGTAATATTTTATAACACTCAAAATGATGTGTATCAAATACTACTGGTATATTTACTTTCTGTGAAACCTGTAAACAATCTACAATTGAAAAGCATTTCTCACAGTTTTCTAATACCAATCTCTTTTTAATTTTTTCTGGTAGTAGCTGATATTGTTCGCACCATCTTTGTTTTGTTTTCTTTTTATCTCCATAAATACCTCCTCCGTGTATTACCATAACAGAATTTTTACCTAGTCCCATTAAATCAAGAACCTCGGCGTGATATGATAAATCATCAATAGTATGCTGAAATGCCTTTTCATTTGGACTTCCAATAACATTATATTGCCCTGGATGAAATGTCAATCGTTGGTTATATTTTTTTGATTTTTCTCCAATTTGTTTTAATAAATCTTTCGCAAAATCAAAGTCATAATCTACTACTTTTGGATTAGATTTATGTGGAAACATTTCACTGCTAAGACGAAATACCTTTATACCATTTGCTTCGTTCCAATCCATCATGGTAAGAACATCATTCAAATTTTGTATTATTTTTGCCTTTAAACACACAATTCCCTTTTCTTTTACAGTCCTGATAATCATCTTGCGAGATGCAAACACCGGAAATGGTTTTTGTTTTCTTAGAATAGTGTTTAAACATACCAAACCTAGTTGTATTGGTTTATTTTGACTCATCTTGTTTGTTTCTTTATTACTTTATACTTTGAATATAAAAATAAAATAAATTCAATTTATATATCATGTTTCTTGTAAAAAAATTATTTGTTTCCAAGAGTTATAAGGTGGTTCCTATTGTTTTCCTAGATCCAGAAGGTTCAAAAAGATATAATACAGACGAATGTTCAATATGTTTAGATAAAATGAATAAATTTAACAAAGCAAAAATGCCTTGTGGTCATTATTTTCATAGTGATTGTATATTGGATTGGATAGACAAAAAGAAATATACTATGGATTGCCCTATTTGTAGACAAAATTTAAACTGGACGCTTATAAAATCAACTAGCGAGTAAGTATCTTGCCTCTTTTGGTCTTGAAATTAATTTATAAACGCAATATCTAATACCAATAAAAACCCCAAACATTGTAAAAATAAAAAAACCTAACGCAATCATAGCATTAGTATTTGAACTTGTCATTGATAATATATAAGTTGTATTTCTTTTAAAGTTATTTTTAAAATATAGGTTTTTTCTCTCCCCAATCATCTAAATCTAAAAATATATATTAAAATTAAAAATATACATTTTTATTTATCGTCTTCTTTTACGGCTCCGTCTTCTTCTTTTCTTTGTGCGTCGTCTTCTTTTACGAGATTTTCTTCTAGATTTACGACGTTTGCTACTTCTTCTTCTTCTCTTTCTTCCACCTGGTACGTTTGTTTGGTAGCCAAAATGCAGTTTTTTACCGGGACCACCCTTACCATGATTATTTGATTTAGGTCTTCGTGGGTTAGCATTATATGCGGTTGTTCCTTGACCTCTTGGTGTTGTTGGTGCCGAAACACTCATTGCGCCCATTCCTTGTGTTAAATTATCCATTATATAATAACTAAATATTATTATATAATTAACGTCGTGTCTTCCTTTTTTTACGCAATTTTCTTTTTTTAGTTTTCTTTCTTTTCCCACCTTTCTTTCTACGTGTTTTCTTTTTCTTTTTTCTTGATTTTTTACCACCTTTCTTTTTTGATTTCGCCCTTTCGGCAGCAGCAGCAGCCTCTTTTCTAGACCATTCGCCGTTCGGAGTTTTTGGAAAAAAAGAAACTTTAGTATATTTATTAGACCAATATAGTTAGACTAAATATTATATTAACGCGCCATCATCAATCCGATTCTTCCAGATTTAATAACAAGAACATTATATCGTTCCTCAAATATTCTTAAATCATAGTTATATGTATTTAATGAACCAGTTGACTTACGGAAACCAATCGGGTTAGAACTAGTATCACAAATAAAATCAACAATAGCACCTTCAGGATTAAAAGGTGGTTCAATAGTATTAAATTCAATATCAATAGAACCAAATTTATTTACATTCATGGCACCTGATGGTTGATAAGATTTTCGTTCGCTATTTAAACAAAAATTATAACAATATAACCCATCTTTTGCACCACCAACAGAACGAACATATTTTTCAATATAATTATAAACACCGGCATCAAGTAGATTTTCTCTATAGACACCTCCCATAATTAAAGCAAAATCTGATAAAATATGTTTTTGATTATAAGCATAATCGCCGATAGAACCAGTAATATGAAAATTATTAGGATTTGGGATTTCATTACCTTGCAACAGTGGTAGTTCATCTGATATTTGTTGTGGAACTACATTATTATAAGCCCAATTGGAATAATTAGACCATTCATTTCTAAACTTAGCATCACTTCTTCTATATCTAAACATAAAACCAGAAATTAAATCACGACTTTCTAAATTTAAAACCTTAGAACCAGATTGTCCTAGGAAATCAAAGGTATGAACTTGTTTAATCAAAATATTATGTGGTTGTTGAGCCATCATTCTTCTTTCATCTTGTCCTAAGAAAATATAAGTAGAAATAAGATGAACGTCGCTATTCCAATCATTACGTGTTTGATTATAAAATTCTGGAGAAGCGGCAACATCTTGTGGTGCTTGTAAAAATCTCCATAATTGATTATTTATTTCGTTAGGATTTGGTTGTATTCTATAACTAATACAAGTATCGTTTTGAATATCATTAACATTATTGATAGTATATAATTCATAAGTAGGTCTAATAGTTAAACGAATAGAAATTTCAGAATATTGTAGAGCAACAAGAGGTAAAGATAATTTACTAGATTGACAGAAAAAACTATCTAATGGAACATATAATTTTCTAGAACGAATAGATGGCTCAACGCCGGATTCATCAATATACATAGAATTTGGATAAACATTAACATTACCATTAGAATTACCAGGGTCATAAATTTCTGGAACATTTCCAGTCATTCGGTTGAATAAATCTTTTTTAGCAGTAGATAAATCTCTTTCTTTTAAACAAGAAATATATTCACCAGAGTATCTTGCTAAAGTGACACCACCACTATATATTTCTACCTCGGTAATCATATTGGTTCCAATTTCATCAATCCACCTGAATTCATAAGGAACTAAATTTCTACCAATTTCAGCAGTTCCATCATAAACCAATGGACTATAAATATCGGGGAGCGTAACAACAACATATGTATCGTGCAGCATTTCAGCATATCTTGGAATTTTAAAATCTAAAACAGTAGGTGTAGTAAAATTTAAAACACGGTTTCCTTCAAAATCAATACGAAATCTTTGAAGACCAAAATTGGTGTGTTTTGCGTATACAGCTTTAAAAAAAGTTTTTTTTGGATTACCATTTAATATAATATTTTCATTTCCTTCAGCAGTTAAATTCATTAATCCACCAGTCATAATATAAAATATAAATATTATTTATTTATATTTTAATATATATATTATGAGTTTTAAAGATTTTTTCAAAAATATATTATCAAAAAGGAATTTGTCATTTATAGGGTGGGCTTTATTTATAATAGCATTGATAGGAGTATGTACTTATATAGCAAGAACAAAATTGAATGCTGCGGAGGGTGCGCTACGTGAAATGGAAAATCATTTAAAAAAACAACCAATCCAGGTTCAATCGGCGGTAACAACAAGAGAGATTAATAATTACCCTTTAGTAGATTTTTATGTTGCAGGTAGTTACAACAGTTGTTGCAGCACAAATACAAAAGACAATGAAGTAAGTTTAGAACCACTAAAAATGATTTTAAAGAGAGGAATAAGAGCTGTAGATTTTGAAATTTACATGTTGCCAGATAGGTCTGTTGTAATAGCCAGTGGACATAATCCATTAATAGTATCAAATCCATCTGAATGTAATGATGTAACAATAACACAAAAAGGTAGTTATAATCACGTTAATATAAGTCGCGCATTTGATATGATAAACTCGTATGGATTTTCTGTAGCACCTAATAGTCTAGACCCAATATTTATAAATTTAAGAATAAAAACTAAGGAACCACGAGTATTTAATGTATTAAAGAAAGAAATAAAAAGAGCATTCGGCAGTAGATTATTACCAACAGAATATGCCAAAGAAGGTAAATTAATAAAACCACAAAGAAAAAAATTAGAAAAATTATTATTAAAAGACTTGAGAGGAAAAGTAATAATAATGGTAGAAGATTATTGTCAAAATTATAAAGATAATGGCGATTTTCATCAATTAGTTAATATGGCAGTTCTTGGAAATTTACGTAAATTTACAAATGATACTATTAAATTCAGGGTTAGTCCAGAGAAATTATCAAAAGATAATAAAGAAATGTTTGCGATATGTGTTCCAGATGATAAACATCCAACTACACAATTAGAATCTAAAGCGTGTAGAATGTATGGTTGTCAATATGTAATGATGAACTATGGATTACCAACTGATAGTTTAAACGATCATATGAAATTTTTTAGAGAAAACGGAACGCAAATTGTATTAAAACCACCGGAATTAAGAAGCAAGAGAGTAACCGGAAAGAAACCGCGTGTAATGAATAAAGCAGGTGAAGGGCTTAACAAAACAAAGAAACGCGTTGATCCAACAACCGGAAAAGCTTATACATTTTAATTTTTATATATATTTATTATATATATGAATTCTAACGATGATAAATTAACGTTTGAAGAAAAAGAATTATCAATACTAAGAAATGCGGTAGATGAAATAACCTCAAAACAAGGGAAAAAAACAATGAATTCTCCAGAAGTAAGAGATATAATAGAAATAGTAGAAGATTTTTTAAGAAGCACAAAAAGAATATGTTATGGTGGAACTGCTATTAATAATTTATTACCTAAGAACGACCAATTTTATAATAAAGAAATAGAATTACCCGATTATGATTTTTATTCTCCAGACCCTTTAAATGATGCAAAAAATTTAGCAGATATATATTATAATAAGGGGTATACAGAAGTTGAAGCTAAGTCTGGAATGCATGCGGGTACATTTAAAGTATTTGTAAATTATATTCCAGTAGCAGATATTACATATTTACCAAAAGATTTATATGATAGAATAATGAAAGATTCATCCCAAGTAAATGGAATATATTATTGTGCTATAAATTATTTGCGAATGTCAATGTATCTTGAATTATCTCGTCCAGATGGAGATGTAAGTAGATGGGAAAAAGTATTAAAAAGATTATCACTTTTTAATAAACATTATCCATTAAGAGGTAAAAATTGTAGTATTGAAGATATACAGCGATTATTTGAATATGGAATTAAAAAAACAATAATGAGAGGAGGTGATGTTTCGGAAGAAGATATTTTTATTGATAATATAGAAGAAAAAATATTTATAACAGTAAAAAATTCTTTAATAAATCAAAACTGTGTATTTTTTGGTGCGTATGCTAATAGATTATATTTGAAAAATATAAAAAGCATCGGTAAAAATTCAGTACCAAGAATACCAGATTTTGATGTTCTTTCAGAGGAACCAGAAGCAACTGCTCGTATATTAAAAGAACAACTATCTTCTATTGGTGTAAAAGATATTAAAATAGTAAAACATGATGGTATAGGTGAAATTATATCAGAACATCTAGAAGTTAGAATTGGTCCAGAAAGTGTTGTTTTTATTTATAAACCATTGGCTTGTCATAGTTATAATGAAATATTAATTAAAGATAAAAAGATTAGAATTGCTACATTAGATACTATGCTTAGTTTCTATCTAGCATTTTTGTATGGTGGAAGAAAATATTATAATGTTGAACGTATCACTTGTATGAGTGAATTTTTATATAGAGTTCAAGAAAAAAATAGACTTAGACAAAAAGGATTATTAAAAAGATTTAGCATAGATTGTTACGGTAAACAGCATACAAAAGAAGATATTAAAGCAGAAAAAACTAATAATTTTAAAAAATTAAAAAATAAAAGAGGAACAAAGGAATGGGATTGGTATTTTTTAAGATATGTTCCACACGAAAAATATGAAGCACAATTTGAGAAAAAATCTAAAAAGAAAAACAACAAAAAATCTAAAAAGAAAACCAACAAAAAATCTAAAAAGAAAACCAACAAAAAGTATAAAAAGAAAACCAACAAAAAATCTAAAAAGAAAACCATAAAAAGAAAAAGAAAATCAAATATATTTGGTATTAAATTATAATTATTATAGTTAAATGTAATAATTATAATGAATCGCATTTACTAACTCCTTGAAAGAATGTTATATAACTAAATCTTGAACCATATTCTTTCCTTTTTTTCAACAAATAAGATAATGAACCAACTATTAAAACACCAGATACAGCATAGTTAAGATACCGTTGATAATTACTTGATTGTTTTTTTAATATTTCATAATCGTTTAATGTTTTATCTTCATCTTGTGTTCTTTTTTGTTTTTTATTTATATTATTTATGTGCCAATCTAGATTTTTAACATAATTACCAATTACATAACTAATACATAATAAACCAAAAGCAATCATAGTAAAATATAAATTCATTTTTGTAAATAAAATAAATCCAACGTAAAGAAGAATTGCTTTTTTAAACTGTTCGTATGGATGTATTGGTGCTTGGTCTTGACTTTCTGAAATATCAAGTGTAAAATATATTAAAGCAAATAATATGATGTGCTTCGTAGTCATATTTTGAAATGCTTTTTGTGTTCCACATCCCAATGTTTTTGATGTAAACCCACCAGAAATTGATAATAGTAATAAGAATAATGCTTTTATAAAAATTTGTGTATTATTATTGTTGTTAAAATTCCAAAATGATATTTTTACTTTCTGATTATTATTTGAATTTAATTGTTGTTCATGTCTTTGAAGTTGTCGTTCTATTTCTAATCTATCCATATAAATATTACACACATTTTATTAATAGAAAATCTGTTATACATTCTTTAATAAACGAATGTATTATCTTATATAGAGTAATATCTTTTATATATGGATTCAAATGTTTATTAATTAATAAAAAATATTTCATCAATATTACAACCGTTGTAAATATAAATTCTTTTGACCGCAATATAAAGTAATCTTGTGAATTCCAATCTTCAACATAACTACATAAAAATCCTGTTTTATTTTTCAAGATAAAATTATGGGCGTCTAAAGCACCTTCTAACAATCTACCATAAGCATTATGTTCTTTTTTTACAACAAGGTACTGGTTCCAAATAGTATTATTTAAATATAAGGTGTATTTTTTACCATTGACTTCTCCTATATCTCTAAAAACATACGGTGTTCCGCCATCTAAATATTTTATATTATCAAATTCTCTATAACAATTTTTAGTAGTAATAAAAGGCAAATGTGAAGATTTAATTAAAGCATGTTCTAAATCTTTTTTATCGTTGAATTTACTCTGTATAATTCTTTCACCAGCATCAGTATGATATGTAACATATAATCTACCGTCTTTAAATGTATTAAATGTTTCATCATCCAAATCCTTTATGTAATCTTTGATAATATCATCTATAACAGAAAAATTAAAATCGTATCTAAATGAATTTCTTAATTTGGAAAAGCATTTAGGTAATGTATCTAATTTATCAATTAAATATAAAAAAGAAATTAAAGCACCAACGCTGGCACCCGATAATTTATTAACTTTTAAATAGTGCTTTTTTTCAAGTTGTTTTACTAATATTAATGCACCACCAGAATATATACCATTAAAAGCACCACCTTCCAATATAATATTATAAATAAGAGGCTCTTTATTTTTAGGATAATTCTCAGCTAAATTATTAATTAATTCCATTAAAATATTGTTATAGAATTGAATTTTTAAATATACGCGTATTATATATGAGTATAACACAAAAACAATGGGAAGAGTTAAACAGATTTCATAAAAAAATGCAGGAATATAGTGGATTAAAAGGCAAATTTGCATCAAAAATGTTATTAAAATTAAGACCAAAATGGAAAGGTGGTGGAGGCAATCAAAGTAGAGCTGCAAATGAAGATATAACCAATGATGTTGTTGAATATAGCAATGAAATGAGACATACTGCAACACAAGGCAATAATCAACTTGTACTTAATCGACAAGATGTACATGTAGATTTGGCAAGGGTAGATAGAACTCTTGCTATAGCTTTATTCGGAAGTAATGAAGTCGATAGAAATGCGGCTATAAGAGCAATATTATTACCTCAACAAATACATAATTATGGAGGTCTATTAGTTAGATTACTTAATCTTGGTATGATTATATGGGGAACTTATACAACTTGGGATTTATTTGATAATATATCAGGTGTATCAAGAGCCATATTAAATACAATTCAAATTCCCCCTTCTCCATCTCCTCCGGCAACAAGTTGGGCTAATGGATTTGGTTTATTAGGACGAGGACCAGCGCCAGTGCCAGCGCCAGCACTTCCAGCACCACCACAAGGTTATATGTCATGGATGTTTTCTTGGGTTATGGGTGGCGGGGAAGCGTTCGCTCATAGATCGAGACTTGTTCTAGCTTGGTTTGCTGATTTATTGAATGAGTTAGTAGGAGCCGGGCAACTAGGAGTAACAATTGCGGTATTTATACTTTTAACAATAGCAGCATTATTGATAATATCTATGTATGAAAATGGAGTTCAGCTATGGTTTGGATTGGGCGGTATTGATACAAGACGAAATGCGGCAGCCTTGCCAGCGCATCAACCAGTAGCTCGAGAAACAAGTGATACCTCACTTCAAAGATTGCGAAATAGTACAACAGGAAATCTTCCTCGGAGACTGATGGGACCTCGCAACAGAGGTAAAAGTCGAAGTGCACAAAACA